AGACTCAGGCAATTGGAATTAGCAGTCGATGCAATCAAAGCAGAGATTTATTCTGATGTTGACTCATATAAAAATTCACCTGCTTTTAAAAAAGTGAGTGATTATGATGAATTTCACGACGATGACGATGGCTACCCAGACTAGTAGAGCGAAAAGATTAGTCAAACTTCTTGAAAGACTCTTAAAAAAGAGAGAACTTTATGATGATGATAAATTAAAACTAATCAAAGAGCAATTAAAAGTTGCAAAGAATGAATTGGCAAGAATCGAAGAACAAACATCAAAAGGATTTGGTTAATGGAAGTTAAACTTATAAGTGTCTCACCTGACTCTGAAAAACACATGGCATATTGTGCTCGTGTTAGTAATCCAAATAATCAGGAGAATGACAAATATGCAGGTCTACTTAGATACTGTATCAAACATCAGCATTGGTCAATTTTTGAGCAAGCATTTATGACTCTTGAAATTAATACTACAAGAGGACTTGCTGCACAAATATTGAGGCATCGTTCTTTCACATATCAAGAGTTTTCTCAAAGATATGCTGATAGTAGTTTATTGGGTGATAGTATACCATTACCACAACTTCGTAAGCAAGATGAAAAGAATCGCCAAAATTCAACAGACGATTTAGATCCAATTCTTATTCAAGATTTAGAAATTAGAATGCAGAATCATTTTAAAGAGGGAATGAAACTGTATAAAATAATGTTAGATGCAGGTGTTGCAAAAGAATGTGCGAGATTTGTATTACCATTAGCAACACCAACTCGTCTGTATATGTCAGGCAGTGTTCGTTCTTGGATACATTATATTGAACTTCGTTCTGGACATGGTACACAGAAAGAGCATATGGATATTGCTAATGCTTGCAAAAAAATCTTTACCGAACAATTTCCAACCGTGGCAGAAGCTATGGAGTGGGTCTAAATAATACACATAACTTTATAATTATATGGCAACATATCCTGTAGTAAATACGAAAACTGGTGAACAAAAAGAAGTGATGATGAGTATCACAAAATGGGATAAGTGGTGTAAAGATAATCCTGACTGGTTGAGAGATTATTCTGACCCTTCGACTATGCCAGGTGTTGGTGAGGTGGGTGAATGGAAAGATAAGTTAAGAAAGAAAGCACCAGGTTGGAATGAAGTACTTAAGAAAGTCAAAAAATCTGCTCCAAGAAACCCTAACTTAAATACACTTTAGGAAAATGCCTAGAAAAAAGAAAACTAATGGTGAGCAACCAATTGGTATTGGATATACTTCTAAACAAATGAAGAGGAAGAAACCAATAAGTAATACGTATCTAGTAGATATAGAACCAATTACTGATAATCAGAAAAAATTTTTCGATTCCTATTCTCAAGGAAAGCAAATAGTTGCATATGGCACTGCTGGAACTGGAAAAACATTTATATCATTATATAATGCTCTCGCTGATATTTTAGATGAATCTACACCATATGAAAAAATTTATTTGGTTCGTTCATTAGTATCTACTCGTGAGATTGGTTTTTTACCAGGAGATCATGAGGACAAAGCAGATATTTACCAGATACCATATAAAAATATGGTAAAATATATGTTCCAAATGCCATCTGATGCTGATTTTGAGATGTTATATGGTAATCTTAAGGCACAAGACAGTATAAAATTCTGGAGTACATCTTTTATAAGAGGAACAACTTTAGATAACGCAATTGTAATTGTTGATGAGTTTCAGAATCTTAATTTCCACGAATTAGATTCAATCATTACTCGTGTTGGTGAAAATAGTCGTATTGTTTTTTGTGGTGATGCTAGTCAAACAGATTTGGTTAAAACTAATGACAGGAATGGCATACACGATTTTCTTAACATCTTGCGTAAAATGCCATCTTTTGATATAATAGAGTTTGGTATTGATGATATAGTTCGTTCTGGACTTGTCAAAGAGTATATTATTGCAAAACTTGAACTTGGTAATTAATGTTTAATCATGTTGATATTGATCTTCCAAAATTAAAAAGGGAAACAATAGATGGTGTTCGCTACTATTCTGTTCCTGACGAAGATGAATTAATTAAATTAGTTTCAATCACATCTGTTACTAGTCATTTCAATAAACAGATATTTCTGGATTGGAGAAAAAGAGTTGGTAATGAGGTCGCAGATCGAATTACTAAGGCAGCAACCACCCGTGGAACTAATTTTCACACCCTTACTGAACATCATCTATATAATGATAAGGAGTTACCGAAGGTTCCTCCTATCTCAGATTTTCTGTTTAAGGTCGCCAAGGGGAAAATTAATAATATAAATAATATTTACGCTTTAGAGGGTGCTCTCTATAGTAAACAACTTGGCATTGCTGGAACAGTCGATTGTATTGCAGAATACGAGGACGAGTTAGCGATAATAGACTTTAAGACTTCTAAGAAACCAAAACCAAGAGACTGGATCGAACATTACTTTGTCCAGTGTATGGCATACGGTTGTATGTTATACGAATTAACAGGTATATCTGTTAAAAAATTAGTAATTATTATGTCATGCGAAAATGGAGAGTGCGTCGTTTATGAAGAGTACAACAAAGCAAAGTACATCAAACTCCTCGGAGAATACATTAACAAATTTGTTCAAGATAAACTGGAATTCTATGGAACCAAGTAAAGAGCTAGAACAGGCAATCGAGAACAAATTCTTGACTCCCTCTAAATTTGCAATCGAAATCGAAAAGATTGTTGCAGCAGAAGAAGACTTCAATTATATTGATGCAATCTGCTACTATTGCGAAACTAACAATATTGAGGTAGAATCAGTATCAAAGTTAATCTCAAAACCACTGAAGGAAAGATTAAAGTGGGATGCAACGAGACTTAACTTCATGAAACCTACATCAAGAGCAAAATTACCTTTATAATGCCTACACAGAAAGAATTGATGCATCATCGTTTACAAGCGATGTTACGTGAGCATACATTTAAAGATTTAGAATATATTGGTGTGCGTCCTGATAGTATCGGTGTAGATCAACACTGGTATCTCATTGCAGGTGTTGAAGTACCTGTTGATGCAATTGAAGAACTTGGTAATTTGGAAGAATTTGATGAAAGTGACTCCGTTTGAAACATATCAGTCATATCTATCAATGAAAAATCATTTTACAAATCGTAAGTATGATTTCTTTAGATATGGTGGAAAATCTAGTGCTACAGTTACCTCTTTTAATAAGAGAAAGGATAAGTATTGGTTTGAGAAAACATCAAGAAAATACTCTGATGATGAAATAGTAAATTTTTTACTTGCAAACTTTGTTACTACAGACAATCCAAAAAATTTATGGATTGGTGAGATTATTAATTCTGGAGAAAGAACTTATTCTGATTGGATGAGAAGACAGCAAAGTATTTCATATATTTTCAAAGAACAATCAAGTGAATTGCTTGATGACCAGAATTTAGAGAAGATATTAGAATGTAAGAAAGGGCATCCTATTATATTAAAGAGATTTTTAGGTGGAGATATATCTTTAGAGACGTTTGTTATATTTGATATTATATTTCAATTTTCTGAGAGGTTTGATAAAAAATTAAAGGATCCAGTATGGGAAACCGTCAGTCTTAAACTCAAAAAGTACAAACCTTTCCTAAATATAAATGTGTTTCAATTTAAAAAAATCTTAAGGGAAATTATTAATGAGTGAATTTTTCGATTCTAATATAGTTAAAGATGGTTTAGAAGACATCCATGCTTTACAGGCAGAGATATATGGTAATGCCTTTAAATTTGGCACAATGAGTCGTGAAGACAAACTTGAACACATTGAAAAACTTACTGAATTATTAGAAAAGCAAAGATTAATGTACACACGAATTAGTTTATCGAAAGATCCAGAAGCAATTGTATTAAAGGAACATTTAGAACAATCAGTCCAACTTCTTGGGTTTCCAGAGGGAACTGATATGTCCTTATTATTCTCTGGAATGTCAACCACTATTGACAACTTGAAAACACAACTTGATTTATGAATGATATTACAATCGTAACTGCTTTTTACGATATTGGGAGAGAAGATTGGAAATATTTTACCAGAAAAACATCATATTACTTTGAATGCTTTGAAAGATTATGCCAATTAAAAAATAAAATTGTTGTATTCAGTGAAATTAAATATAAATCACTTTTTGATAAGATTATTCATGATATAAAACCAGATTTAGTAGTAATTTATGAAGATATATTTGATAGTAATAAAGAATTAATTAATAAAATAAAAAAAACGCAACAAATTTTGCAAAAGAGAGGAGGTTTAACTTACGGACTTACATCTCCAGAACATTGGTGTCCAGAGTATGTGTTGCTCACAACTCTAAAAACTTATTTTTGTTGTACTGCCATAAACAAGATTTCTGAGATTGATAATATCGTCTCTTGGATAGATTTTGGATATATTAGGAAGGAAAAATATTTACCAGAATCAAAAATTTGGAAATATAACTTTGGCAATAAAATATATCTCTGGAGTATAAGAAACATTCCTCAAAAAATTAATATATTAGAAATAATAAAAAATAATATAGTTTATATCATGGCTGGACATATTGTTGCTTCAAAAGAAAAATGGTATTATCTCAATAATCTAATGAATGAACAATTAGACCAACTTTTATCAAATGCATTAATAGATGACGAGCAAACTTTATTATTACTATCATATATGTCAAATAAGAAAGAATTTGTGTTATACAGAGAGATCATCGATTATGATAATTTGGATTGGTTTTACATATTTCATCACTATAATCAACATGTAACACACATAAATAGTAGTATATACTAAGTATTGACAAACTTGATTATTTCTGTTATAATCCAACTATCCAACGTATCCAATTTATCCGAGGTATCCAAATGTCTTTTAGAGACCTAAAAAAACAGTCCAAACTTGGCTCACTAACAGCAAAGTTAGTAAAAGAAGTCGAGAAGATGAACAACA